GGAGATCTAGGCTAATGAGACTCATTAAAGAAATCACAGAGGATGTTCAATACATCCAAGAAGAAAAAGACGGCAAAAAGAACCTTTTTATTGAAGGTGTATTTCTACAGTCTAATCTTAAAAATCGTAACGGTCGTGTCTATCCTAAAGAAGTCATGGCTAAAGAAGTTGCTCGTTACACTACTGAGCAAATCGACAAGAACAGAGCTTTGGGTGAACTCGGACACCCAGATGGTCCAACAGTAAACCTAGATCGTGTATCTCACATGATTGTTTCCCTCAAAGAAGATGGTGACAACTGGGTTGGTAAAGCTAAAATCCTCGAAACGCCTATGGGCAAAATTGCAGCAAACCTAATCGAAGCAGGTGCGCAACTAGGAGTTAGCTCTAGAGGACTAGGCTCTATCAAAGAACGTTCAGGTATCAGCGAAGTCCAAGATGATTTCATGCTGGCTACCGCTGCTGATATCGTATCTGACCCATCAGCCCCTGATGCTTTCGTTGAAGGTATTATGGAAAATCGTGAATGGGTAATGGTAGATGGTATTTGGCAAGGTCGTGAAGTCGAACAGGCTCAACAAGTAATCAAAGAAGCGTCATCTCATGAACTAGAAGAAGCTAAGATGCAAGTGTTTAGCTCATTCATGGATAAGCTGTCAAAGATTTAATTTTTTATAAATAAAACTAGCAAAATAAGACTCTACAAGGAGAAAGAAATGGCTGTAGAAAGCAAAATCAGAGAACTTCTTAAAGGTAAGCCAGAAGTGGTTACTGAAGAAGTTAATGAACTAGACGAAGGCTCTGCCGCTCGTCCAGCAGATAAAACACAAGGCGATTCTTCCGCACCAGCTCAAGGTTCTTCAGAAGCCAACCCAAGCGTTGAAGTTCTGAACACTGATAAAGAAGGTAAAGGTGAGATCGGTCTGAGTAAAGCCACTAAAGACGGTAGCAAATCTGCTGCTGCATCTGTAGCTGGTGACCAAACTGCACCAACTCAAGGTTCATCAAAAACTGGCATGAAAGCTGAAGACACTGAAGTCGAAGCTGAAGATGCAGTTATCGAAGAAGAAATTACTGACGAAGAAGTTGAAGCTGAACTCGAAATCGACGAACAGTCAACTGAAGAAGTTGAAGAAATCGTTGAAGAAGAAGCTGAAGTTGAATCAGAAGAAACTCTTTTCGAAGATGACCTTCAAAGTCTTTTCACTGACGAAGAGCATTTGTCAGAAGAATTTAAAACGAAAGCTGCTGGCTTGTTTGAAGCTGTAGTAACTGCTCGTGTAACTTCAGAAATTGAAGATATTCAAGTAGAACTTGCTGAAGAAGCTAAAGTAGCACAAGAAACATTCATGGAAGAAATGGTTCAGAAAATTGATAGTTATCTGAGCTATGTTGCCGAAAACTGGATGAAAGAAAATGAACTCGCTATTGAGCGCGGATTGCGCAACGAGATCACTGAATCGTTCGTCGGCTCCTTGAAAAATGTTTTTGCCGAGCATTACATCGAAGTTCCACAAGAGAAATACGATGTTCTGGGTGAAATGCAGAGTGAAATTGAATCACTCAAAGCCAAGTTGGATGAGTCTACTGAAGAGAAGATTACTCTGGCTGCTACAAAAATCGAACTTGAAAAATCTGCTGCTATCAAAGAAGCAACTGCTGACTTGACAGTAACCGAAGTTGAAAAGTTCGAGAAACTCGTTGAAGATGTTGAGTTTGATAGTGACTATGCTGAGAAGCTGTCAGTGATCAAGGAAAATTATTTCCCTGCTCAAAAAGCATCTGATGAAGACAAACTCGTTGACGATGAAACAATCACCGTTACTGAGTCTAGTCCTGTGAGCATTTACGCTCAAGCGATTTCAAAATCGGTAAAAAGATAATTTTTATAAATAATAACTGTTAAAACTAACAAAAAGCAAGGAGACGAAAGATGTATCTTTCAGAATCACAAATGGAAAAATGGGCTCCAGTATTGGATCACCCTGAACTTCCAGAAATCAAGGACTCACACCGTCGTAATGTTACGGCAGTGATTCTTGAAAACCAAGAAAAAGCTATTCGTGAAGAGCGCGTTGCTCTCCATGAAGCACTTCCAGGCAACCACGCTGGTCCAACTGGTGAGATTGACAACTATGACCCAGTATTGATTTCACTGGTTCGTCGTGCCCTTCCAAACCTGATGGCTTATGACGTATGTGGTGTTCAGCCAATGACTGGTCCAACTGGTCTCATCTTCGCGATGAAATCACACTACACTTCACAAGCTGGTGGTGAAGCCCTGTTCAACGAAGCCGACACTGACTTTGCTGGCACAGGAACTCACGCTGGTTCAAACCCAGTTGACGGCACTTACACAACAGGCACTGGCATGACAACTAATGCTGGTGAGCAAGTCGATCCTGCTGAAATGGCTTTCTCAATCGAGAAAACAACCGTTACTGCTAAGACTCGCGCACTGAAAGCCGAATACACAATCGAACTGGCTCAAGACTTGAAAGCAATTCACGGTCTTGACGCTGAAAGCGAATTGTCAAACATCCTGTCTCAGGAAATTCTGGCTGAAATCAACCGCGAAGTTATCCGCACAATCTACAAAGTTGCTAAAACAGGTTCTGCCTCTACAGCAACTGCTGGCGAATTTGACCTTGACGTTGATTCAAACGGTCGTTGGTCAGTTGAGCGTTTCAAAGGTCTCTTGTTCAACATCGAACGTGACGCCAACGTAATTGCTCAAGACACTCGTCGCGGTAAAGGTAACTTCATCGTATGTTCATCTGACGTAGCTTCTGCTCTGTCAATGGCTGGTGTTCTGGATTATGCTCCAGCTCTTAACACTGACCTGAACGTAGATGACACAGGTAACACTTTTGCTGGTGTTCTGAACGGTCGCTATCGTGTTTATATCGATCCATATTCAGCTAACACTGGTGCTGCTTCTCAGTTCTACGTTGTTGGTTATAAAGGCACTAGTGCATATGACGCTGGTATCTTCTATTGCCCATACGTGCCGCTGCAGCAAGTTCGTGCCATCGACCCAGCGAACTTCCAGCCTAAAATCGGCTTTAAGACTCGCTACGGTATGATTGCTAACCCATTCGTAACGCAAAGTGACGGAACTACAGACGGTGACACTTTCACTGCTGACCGTAACCAATACTATCGTTCGGTTAAAGTTTCTAACTTGATGTAAACAATAAGAGTAGAGTTAATCTACCACTTATATTAAAGGGGCAGCTTCGGTTGCCCCTTTTTTTACATTGCAACTCTTATAAATAACGTATGGCATATAACCCTATTACAAATGTATCAGAAGCACAGTTCGATGGAGGAAGTAATCCTACCGAGCTAGACTTTCTGCGCCCAAATGGTTTCCGTTTTCAGATTGCGAACATTCCTAATGTATCGTTCTTCTGTCAGGCAGCAAACATTCCTCAAATGTCTATCGGTCAACCTGAAGTAAGCACACCTCTGGCTAACATCCCCTTTCCAGGAGACAAGGTTCAGTTCGGTGAACTTATGATCAGGTTCCTTATTCAAGAGGATATGGCTAACTATGTTGAGTTATATAACTGGCTAACAGGTTTAGGTTTTCCAGAAAGCCATGAGCAGTTTACGAACTTTATCAAAACTCAGGAATATAGAACTGCTCTCGGTAACAAGAATAAGAAAGAAGCTATTGCCCAAGTAAGCGATGCAACTCTGTTCGTTCTTGATTCAAACAACAACCCTAATGTAAAAATTACATTTCTTGATGCCTTTCCTACCAGTCTAGAAGGTCTAGACTTTGATATTTCTCAGGGGGCTGGCGATTATTTCGTTGGCATCGCTGGGTTTAGATACCGCACTTTTAAGATTGAGACCGTGACTTAATCTTGACTTTCCTTTGAAACTACTATATTATTGATTTATGATTACTTTAAAAGAACTCCAAGACGAATGGTCTAAAGACTGCAAGATTGACGAGTTAGAACTCGGTAAAGCAACAATCAAGACAGCTGAACTTCATTCGAAATATCTAAACCATCTCTCTAATTTCAAGTTACAATTGCGTAAAAGCGAGGCAGCTTTCTTTAAGTTGCGCCGTATCAAGCAGCAATATTGGAGAGGTGAACTTTCAAAACAAGAACTTGATGCACTTGGCTGGGATCAGTGGCTCGGTAATAAACCATTGAAGCAAGATATGCAAGAAATGGTTGAGTCGGATGATGACTTACAAGAGCAGATGAACAAGGTTGAATACATCAAAACAGTTTGTGATTTCCTTGACCGCGTAATGCGTTCAATCAACAGCAGAACATGGGATATCAAGAACGGTATCGAGTGGACTAAATTCACGAATGGTCTCATGTAATGGATTGGCTAAAAACTGCACATGGTAATATGTTTCGCGATGTTGTTATGGAGACACCGCCGAATTGGCGGCTAGCTGCGACTTATGCACTTAAAAATGTAAGAACAAAAATTTTATATAATATGAACGATTATGGTTTTCGTGCAGATCAATACGAAGATGAAATACAAACACGTGCAGCATTCGGATGTTCCCTGACATATGGTTATGAAGTTCCCGAACAATCTGCTTGGCCATATATAATAGGTGCTTTTAACTTCGGAGTTCCTGGTGGTAGCATTCAAACTGTAGCTAGATTAGTAAAAAACTGGATACCCGAATCATCTATCAAAGAAGTTTACATACTCGCACCCAGTAAATCGCGACGAGAAATTTACGATCCGTTAACAAATATTATTACACATGTTAATCCGTCTTATATACAACAGATGATTGACATTTGTTACTTCAAAACCATAGAGTCGCAAGAAGAAAGATTTCTACAGTTCTTTACAGATTATCCACACTTGAATATCTTTGACGAAAAATCTAACGATGAAATATATGATGAATGTTTAGACACAATAATAACATGTTGCGCTGGCAGAGATTTAACTATCATAAACGAAGATGAATTATTACCCAACGATTTTCTATCTAGATGCGGGACACATCCTGGAGAAAACTGGCATAGAAAAACAGCTAAGAAATTTTTAAATGACTGATATTACCATCACATATAAAGATGCCGTAAACTTACACGTTGATTGTGATACAGGTATCCTACAGGAACTAAATGACTTCTTTACATTTGATGTTCCAGGGGCAAAGTTTATGCCCGCATATAAGTCACGTATGTGGGATGGTAAAGCCAGACTATTTAATATGTTCAACAAAGAGCTTCCTGTTGGTCTTATCAAGTATCTTGAAGACTTCGCTAAACAGCTCGAATATACAGTCGACAACCAAGTAGAATCAAAGGGCGATATCGTATCGTCTGAATATGTGAAGAAGTTCGCCGATGAGTTACAGTTGCATGGTGGTGGTAAACCTATTGAGATTCGTGACTATCAGGTTCAAGCTGTTCGTAAAGGTATTCAGGGTGGTCGTTCCCTACTATTGTCACCGACTGCCTCAGGTAAATCTCTGATCATTTATACGCTGATGCGTTATTTCCAGAAGAGAAACAAGCGGCAACTTATCATTGTTCCGACAACATCACTCGTGGAGCAGATGTATGGAGACTTCCAGGACTACGCTAGTGAAGTAGATTGGGCGGTGAGTGAAAACTGCCACCGTATCTATGGGGGTAAAGAAAAATCAAATGAGTATCCAGTTACCATATCCACATGGCAGTCTATCTACAAGTTCCCGAAAAAGTGGTTTGAGAAATTTGATGTTGTTTACGGTGACGAAGCTCACCTTTTCAAAGCTAAGTCTTTATCTACAATTATGAATAAGTGCCCCAATGCTCACTGGCGTTTCGGAACTACAGGAACATTGGATGGAACTAAAACGCACCGCCTCGTGTTAGAAGGTTGCTTTGGTCCAGTTACGAAAGTAATCACGACTAAAGAACTGATGGAAGAAGGAAAAGTTGCCGAACTCGATATTACTTGTCTCTTATTAAATCATACTGATGAAGATAAAAAGATGATGAAGAATATGAAGTATCAGGAAGAAGTAGATTGGCTTGTTCGTGATCACTGGCGTAATACATTTATCAGTAACTTGGTCGTAGATCGAGAGGGTAATTCACTGGTTCTGTTTCAATTCGTTGAGAAACATGGCTCTGTATTATTTGATATTATCAAAAAGAAATCTGGTAAAGGAAGACCAGTTTACTTTGTCCATGGTGGAACTGATACAGAACAGAGAGAAAATATTCGTGCGCTCACAGAAAAATCAAATAATGCAATTATCATTGCTTCATACGGAACTTTCTCTACTGGTATAAATATAAAGAACTTGCATAATGTGGTATTCGCCTCACCTTCTAAAAGCAGGATACGTAATCTTCAGTCTATCGGTAGAGGGTTGCGTCTCGGAGAAAATAAAGTCACTTGTAATCTCTATGATATTGGTGACGATCTTTCTTGGAAGTCTCGTAAAAATTATACATTAGAACATCTTATCGAAAGAATCAAATTGTATAATGAAGAAGGTTTTAATTACAAAACAATAAAGGTTGACAAGAATGGACCAAGAAGCTAGGTTGATAAGATTTTCAGATGGCACGATGATTGTATGCATGGTCGAGGATGTTGGTGACATACAAGAAAAATCTTTTATCGATATCACATACCCAATTCAGGTTGTGTCTGGTGGTCTAGAAAGTTTAGAAGAAACCCGTGCGATGGAACAATATAGTTTGAAAGCATGGATGGGGTTGTCTGATGATTTTCAATTTACAATTAATGCAAAAGATATAACTGTTATCTCGAATTTAAGAGAAGAATACGTGGTCGGTTATGAGAATGTGGTGAACCGCTTGTATTTTACAAATGAAGATCTCCATGGGACTGTCCCCGAGGATGAACTTTCCCCAGAAGACTTACTTGAGTATTTACAACTCAAAGATAAAGGTAAATTAAATTAGTCTCATCAACCCAGCACATGCTGATTATAACCCTAAAACTGATGAATAGTCAAGAGTTTTTTTAATTATTTTTTAATTATTTTTTTCTTGACAAAACCCTTTTAATAGTATAGAATGATTTTATTATGGCTAAAAGAAGAGACCCCAATAGTCGGCACTATGTTGACAATAAAGAGTTCCTGTTACATATCAGTGAATATCGTGAGCGAGTTATCGCTTCGAAAGAAGCTGGCGTAGAGAAACCTCGAGTTCCAGAATATCTGGGTGAGTGCATGGTGAAGATCGCCAACCACCTAGCATATAAATCTAATTTTGTAAACTATACCTTCCGCGACGAAATGATTCTCGACGGTATCGAAAATTGTATTACATACATTGATAATTTCGATCCTGCTAAATCTAAAAATCCCTTTGCTTATTTTACTCAGATTACTTACTACGCATTTATCCGCCGCATTCAAAAAGAGAAGAAGCAGATGGATACGAAGAAAAGATATATCGGTAGTTTAGATATGCAAGAGTTGATGTCTGCAGATGCTGATGGTAACGATGGTAATGCTGACTATCTTTCTTATATTCGTAAGGCAGTTGATGAAGCAGCAACCTTAGAAGAAAAGCATGCTGAACAAAAAGCAAATGTTAAGAAGCGTCGACCCAAATACCTTGACGATAAAGAAGCATTAGAAATGGCAAAAGAAAAAATTCCTGCTCTCAAAGGTGAAGAATGAGTTACAAGTTCGATTTTGAAGACCCCAAAAAATATCAGGTCATGATTGATATCGAGACACTTAGCACACGTAACAATGCTGCTATCATGTCTATTGGTGCTGTCAAATTCAATATTGAGTCAGGTGTAATTGATACATACTATCAGAATATTGATGCCTCAACTGCAAAAAAATATAACCGACACATTGATAAAGAGACTATAGGATGGTGGTCGAAACAAAATCCAGCCGCACTGAAGGCACTACTTGTAGATGTTAAACAGTTCGACGAGGTAATTCCTGAGTTTGTAGAATGGTATGGTGTATCTACACCTACATGGGGTAACAGCGCACAGTTTGACTTAGGCATTATTGAGTCAGCTTGCCTTGAGTTGAGTATGCCAATTCCCTGGAAATACTGGCACTGCTACTGCTATAAAACTGTGACACATTTGTTCGGCGTTAATAACGCTGATGTTAGACGAGCAGAGTCTGGTGAAAATCAATGGCATAACGCATTAGATGATGCCATCAGTCAAACAAATACATTAGTGAAAATTTTGAGAGGTTCATAATGCCATATCCATATACAAATCTTCTACGACATTTTACTGACATCCGTCCGATACCTGCTATGAATGGACTAATTATCGAGAGCAGGGATATGCGGGGAAAACCAGAAACAATTGATGTTATGAGTTTCAACGGAACTGATTTATATAATTTAATCAATGAAGTGTATAACTTGGGGCAAGCAGATGCCAGAGAAAAAATTAAAAATGCCCTTGAAGGTCGCTAGGGAAATAGTGACTAAGTATGAAAAAGATTTCAACAATGGGATCTTAGCTTACCCTGATGTAAAAAAAGATCTTGACATTGCTCGTAAAGTATTGTATATTCATTATAGTGAAGTATTTAGGAGGATGCGATGAACATTTTTTATCTAGACGAAAACTTTGAAACAGCCGCTCAAATGCACCTTGACAAACACGTGGTCAAGATGATTATCGAGTATGCTCAACTGATGTCAACTGCCCATCGAATGCTCGATGGTGATCAGTATATCGACGATTCATCGGGACGCCGTATTAAACGCTGGCGTCATCCGAATGATAATATGGATGGTGTTCTAT